CTGGAAAACAGCGAAAGAAAAGGCACAACCTGACGATATACCAAATTTTTAGGTATAAATAAGTTAGATCAACTGTACATGGATGCCAACAGAGAGGGAAAATAGCGGTTTTATAGATGTTAGCATGTCATTTGTAAGGAATCCCCTTAATAATGACATTGTTACTCTGAAAGATCGTAATGCAATCGCCCGATCTTTGAGAAATATTGTGTTTACAAGGCCTGGAGAGAAGTTTTTTCGACCAAAATTTGGATCAAAAGTGTCTGATTCACTTTTTGAGAATCTAACAGGTTCTGTTGCTCTTTCTATAAGAGACGAAATTGATCGTTCAATTACAAATTATGAACCAAGAGTTGATTTACGTAGAGTAAAGGTGACTCCAGACTATAGTAAAAACGAATTGAACGTTACTATTGTTTATACCATCATCGGAGTTGACACACCTCCACAACAATTAGATTTCGTGCTTCTGCCAAATAGATAAATGTCACTCGTAAACTACTCAAATTTAGATTTCGATCAAATAAAACAGTCATTAAAGGATTATCTAAAAAGTAATTCAACTTTTAAGGACTATGATTTTGAAGGATCAAACCTTTCTACAATTTTAGACGTATTAGCATACAATACTTACATAACTTCATACAATGCAAACATGGTTGCGAATGAAGTTTTTATTGATTCAGCAACTTTACGTGAAAATGTAGTTTCTTTAGCAAGAAATATTGGTTATGTTCCCCGATCAAAGAAATCTTCAAGGACTTTGGTTAGTTTTTTTGCTGATGTTTCTTCAATTTCACCAAATCCAGCTAGTTTAACACTTAAAAAAGGCCCAGCAGTCAGTAGTAGTGGAAGATTTAGAGGACAATCGTATATTTTTAGCATTCCAGAGGATATAACAAGGTCAGTTGTTGATGGAGAAGCATTTTTTTCAAATATTGAAGTGTATGAAGGGAGTTATTTAGAGCAAACCTTCACATATTCAGCAAGAAATCCAAATCAAAAGATAATTTTACCAAATACAGGCATTGATTTGGATACTTTAGTCGTTCAAGTTAGTCCATCTGTCAATTCTAACGTAAGAATTAAGTATGAAAGGCATGATAATCTATTTAATCCAGAAACAGGTAAAGTTATAGATGGTAAATCGAATATTTACTTCTTACAAGAGGTTACAGGAGAGCAATATGAACTTATTTTTGGTGATGGAATATTTGGAAAAGCATTAGAAGATGGAAATCTTATAACTGCATCATATATTGTTACATCTGGAGATCAAGCAAATGGTGTTACAAACTTTAATTTTAATGGTAGATTAACTTACACTCGAAATGCCACTGAAATTAATGTAACAAGTGGAATATCTCGAATCGCTCCTGCTCGACCAACATCTGGTGGTGAAAGTATTGAACCAATTGACTCAGTAAGGAAGTTTGCCCCACAAGTATACGCAACTCAAAACAGGGCTTTAAGTGCAAATGACTATGAAGTGCTTATTCCAAGTAAAATATATCCAGAAGCAGAGTCAATTTCTGTTTTTGGTGGTGAAGAGTTAGTTCCACCACAATATGGTAAGGTTTTTATAAGTATCAAACCAAGAAATGGTGACTTTGTTCCAAATTTAATCAAAGAAAATATAAAAAGAAGTCTTAAAAAATATTCTGTTGCTGGAATCTTACCAGAAATTCTTGATTTACAGTATTTGTTTATAGAAACGAATAGTAAAGTATATTATAATACGAATTTAGCACCAAGTTCTGCCTTTGTTGGTTCAAAAGTACAAAGAGATATTACAAGATATGCTGAGTCTTCTGAATTGAACAAGTATGGCGCGAGATTTAAGTATAGTAAATTTTTAAAAGTAATTGATCAAAGTCATGAATCAATAACATCGAATATTACAACAGTTGAAATGAGAAGAGACCTTAGATTAGCAACATCTGAGACAGCTGAATATGCAATTGATTTTGGAAATAAGTTTCATATTAAATCAATGAGTGGTTTTAACATTCGCACAAGTTCTTTTCGAGTTTTAAATATCAATACTGATGTTTATTTGTATGATGTGCCAAACTCAGATTCAAAAAGAGGACAAATTGGATTATTTTCTTTAGACGCTGGTACAGCAAGTCCAGTTATACAGAGAAGAAATATTGGAGTTATAAATTATGAATCAGGACGTATTACTCTAGATCCGATAAATATTGTATCAGGTAAAACAAAAGATAATGTTCAGATAATGGAGATATCAGCATCTCCAGAGTCAAACGATGTCATCGGATTACAAGATCTTTATTTGCAACTAGATAGTAGCACAGTTGATACTATCGTTGATGAAATATCATCGGGTATTGATCCATCAGGTTCAAATTACACGGTCACTACAAGTTATTCTAATAGAAACATCGTAAGATAAGATGTCAGAAAAGAGAGTTCAATTAAATCAAATTGTAAAAAGTCAGTTACCTGCATATGTACGAGAGAGCTTTCCTCTTATCGGAGAATTTTTAGCAAAATATTATGTTGCTCAAGAACATCAGGGTGCACCAATTGATTTAATTAGTAATATTGACGATTATATAAAGTTAAGTGAATGTGGTAATGTAATTAAATCAACAACTTTGACAAAACGCCTCACAACGGCAAATTCTACAATAATTGTTTCAAACACACGAGGATTCCCAGAGAGATATGGATTAATTAAGATAGATGATGAAATAATAACATATGAAACTAAAACAGACATAGAATTTCAAAAGTGTAAAAGAGGTTTTAGTGGAATATCATCATTTGAAAATAATTCTGATTCTGAAAATTTAGTTTTTACGTCATCTTTAGGTCAGAATCATGAAAAATCTTCAGTTGTTGAAAATTTAAGTGTATTGTTTCTTGAACAATTTTTAAAAAAGGCAAAAAATCAATTTTTATACGGATTTCAAAAGGATTTAGATGCAAAACTAAATCAACCTCAATTTATTAAACAATCAAAAGACTTTTATTCAACAAGAGGCACTGATGAATCATTTAAAATACTTTTTGGTGCTTTATATGGAGAAAGTGTAAGTATAAATCGCCCTATTGAAAATGTAATATCACCATCAAATGCAAATTATAGAATAACAAAGGATTTGATTGTTGAGCTTGTATCAGGGGATCCCGAAAAACTGGTAAATCGAACATTATTTCAAGATTCTTTTGAAAACATATCAAAAGCTTATGCTCCAGTAAGTGCAGTTGAAAAAATATCAGTTGGAATACTTACAAACACATATTATAAGGTAAGTCTTGATGGATCTTTTAATCAAGGAGATGCATCAACAGAATTGATCTATGGAGATTTTTCTCAACATGCAAAAACAAAGATTATTGGTCAGGTAAGCATTGGACAGACATTTTTAGATGTAGATTCAACTCTTGGATTCCCTAATTCTGGAACTTTATCATTTGCATATGAAAATGGCACGGTGGGAGTTTGCACTTACGTTGATAAAACTATAAATCAATTTTTAGGCATCAGCACAATTGGAATAAAGACTACAATTAGTGACAATACAAGTATTGATCAAAATACATTTGCATATGCAGCTGATGATAATCAAAATCAAGGTATAAAGTTAAAAATAAGATCTGTATTAAAAGATATTCAAATTCCGTCAAACACATATTATCAAAAAAGTGGTTCTAGAATTAAAATAAAAAATTTAGGTAAAATCGGATCAGGATTTAAGGAAAATAATTGGATATTTAATACTGCTCAAAGTTATGTTGTCAAATCACTTGAAATAGTTGATTCTGTTAATAATACGTATAAACTTGTTACAAGAGATGTTCATATTTTAAGAATAGGTGACAAAATTACAACTCATGAAACTTTTGCATCTGGAGCTCAGTGGGGTGATAAAATTACATCAAGTTTTGATCCCGTATCAAATAAAGAATATATCGTTACGGATGTTTTTGATCAAAATACTTGTTTAATCACAGGAACAGGTATATCAGACCCTAGAAAAGTAACAAAAGTCACTCGTAGATTATCAAAAATTAATTCAGATTTACATCCAAATTTAAATAAGTTTGCTGCTAATATTCAAAACATATATTTAAAACCTGATATTGGAACAGTAAACGGTGTGCCTTATTATGGCCCATTTCACGAGCATCAAGGTAAAAAAATGGTTGGTGCACAACATGTGCCATTTCCACATGATTTTATCATACCAAGTGAAGATTCTAACAAAGTTATAGTTGCTTCATCTTCATTACCATTTGCTGGAATAACAAAATTAAATCCAAAATTCCAAAAATTTACTTTTAGTGGCACATATAATTTAAATGATGAAACAATAAAAGTAACAGATCAAGTTGATCATAATTATTATACTGGTGATGCTGTTTACTACACACCAGAAAAAACAAAAGTAATTAACACATTACCTGATGGCACAGTTATTGTTCAAGAGTTTATAGCCAGTCAAATTTTCGATGAGGGATTATATTATGTGAAAAGAATTGATGGTAATAATTTAAAATTTGCAAAAAGTCAGTCTGATATTAATAGTGATATTTTTGTTAAAGTAAAAACACCAAATGGAGTGGATAATGTTACTATTAATTCAAATGATATTGAAAAATATGAATTTAACGGAAAATTAATCGAACCACAAAAACTTTTTAGAGAAGTTTCCACTCCAATATCAGATGGTAAATCTCATGAAACAATTCCGGGATATACTGGTATTCTAGTAAATGGTGTAGAAGTTTTAAACTACAAATCAACAAATTCTGTTTATTATGGAACACTTAATTCGATTGACGTATTAAGTTCAGGTGAGAATTATGATGTTATCAATCCACCACTTCTTTCAATTACTGATAACGTTGGTTCAGGAGCAACTGGTACTTGTGCAGTTAAAGGATCATTTAAGGAAATAAGAATTTTAGACTCTGGATTTGATTATGTTGAAGAACCTATAATTAAAATTACAGGTGGTAATGGAAATAATGCAAATGCTGTTGCAAAATTGAATACAGTTCAACATGAAGTTATTTTCAATGGTGATGGTGTTGGATTGGGAACAATATTTGATTCTAGTGGAGCTGGGATAGGAACCACAGTTCCAAATGGTAAACCAGATTCGATAGGGTTTAGTACCTATCATAAGTTTAGAACAGGTGAGAGAGTCATATACGACCCTCTGGGAGGAGTTCCTGTATCAGGTTTATCTACAGATGCAACTTACTATGTTTCTAGTCAAAGTGAGTATTCAATTAAATTACACCCCACATATGATGAGGCTGTAAGTGGGGTTGGCACTATATCTCTTACAAAACCATTTGGTAATGGTGTTCAATCATTTAAATCACTTAACGGAAAATCCATACTTAGTTCTGTTGTACTAATTGATGAAGGAAGTGATTATGAAAATAAACAAAAGACATGTAACTCAATTGGTATTAATACAGCACTTAATTCAATTAATATTGAAAACCACACTTTTCAAAATGGTGAAATAGTTCGATATTCTTTTGACGGAACTGGGATTGATGGATTATCAACATCTTTAGATTATTATGTTACAGTAATAGACTCTAATAACTTTAAGTTATCAAACGTAGGTGTTGGCACTACTGTTAAAAGTTTTTACTATGATACAAAACAATATAACGATTTAAGAAGCGTTGGGTTAGGAACTCATAAATTTAATTATCCTCCAATAAGCGTAGAAGTTATAGGTAAAGTTGGTTTATCATCAATCGCTGGAAAAACATATGAGGCAGTTGTTCAACCAATCGTAAGAGGTCAAATCACTTCAATTAATTTATCAAATAACGGTGTTGGATATGGTGCGTCTGAAATAATAAATTTCAATAGAAAACCTGAAGTTGATTTATACTCTGGAAAGGACGCAGTGATAACACCTGTTGTCGCGAATGGTAGAATTGTTGATGTAAGCGTGAGTTATGGAGGAACTGATTATAACTCACCACCTGATTTAGTAGTTTTAGGTATTGGATCAGATGCAAAACTAACACCAGAGTTAAACTCCTCTGGTAATATAGTTTCAGTTAATATTCAAAGTGGTGGTATAGGTTATGGTGTATCAACAACTTTTGTTAGAGTCGATCCAGCTGGAAAGGGAATTAAAGTGAATCCAGTAATCCAAAAATGGACAATAAATGAAGTTTCAAAAAATTTCTTAAATTTAAATGACGATGATATTTTCATAAGTAAACCAGTTAATTCTGATTATGGGTTGCAGTGTTCATATGCGTATGCTCCAAGAAATTTAAGAAAAATATCATATGCGACAGATGCTGATGGAAATACTTTATTTGGTAAGAAGGATCTAAGATTAGTTAATGGAGTTGAGTCTGATACTGACTCACACTCTCCACTTTTAGGTTACGCTTACGATGGACATCCAATTTATGGGCCTTTTGGGTTTGTTAACAAAACTGGTGGTAATGTTGTTCAATTAACATCTGGTTACGTTGATGAATCAACTAAAAAGACAAATCGACCACCAACTAGCATATTTCCTCCAGAATTTTTTGTTGAAGATTTTACTTTTAAACCATCAAATGATGACACAGTATTAGATGAAAACAACGGAAGATTTTGTGTTACTCCAGAATATCCTAATGGGACATATGCATATTTTGCAACTTTTGACACAACACCTGCTTCTGACGGAGTATTTAAAAATTTTAAAAAACCAAAGTTCCCTTATTTGATAGGTGAATCATATAATTCAAAACCAAACAGATTTAATTTTTTAAGATCATCAAGTCAAGAATTTTTTGATATTGAAAAATCTGGTGCTGTAAGAAATACTTATCCATTCTCTCTTAATAAAGATTACAGTGGGTATGATTACTTCTTACAATCAAATAATTTTGTTTCACAAGATTCATTAATAAATTTTGCTGAAAAGGGATCTGTAACAAGAGTTGGTATTTTATCAGAAGGTTCAAATTATCAGATAAATGATACAGTTGTTTTTGATGATAGTGTGGATTCATCATTTAAAGCAACAGCAAAAGTAACTGAATTATCAGGGCCTGACATATCACAAGTTACTTACTCTACAATAACAAGATCAAACATTGAGTTTTATCCTGCTGGAAAGAGTTTATTCGTTGGTATAGCATCAACAAGTTTGGAATTAAGAAATAACACTCTTGTAAATGTAGGTGGATTATCAACAACTGACGCTAATTTGAGAGGTTCATATAACATTGGTATCAGCACACTTAAATTAGAATTAACACAAGACATAGAAGCACCTAGTTCAACCGGTGATGATTTTATATCATTCTTCCCTGTTCGAGGTGATCTTAGATCCGTTCAAGAAAATGATGTGTTTAAAGTTGGTGTTGGAACCGAAGAGATTAAGGTATTAAATGTAGATTCAGTATCAAAACGTTTAAGAGTTTTAAGAAGACATAACAATACAACTGGAGTATCTCATACAGCTTCTGTAGTTCTTGAAGAGTTGCCAAGAAGTTTTTCATTTGATATTGGAGTTTCGACAACTTACAACGCAAGAAGAAATCGTGAATATTATTTCAACCCACAAGAGGCAGTGGGAATATCTACTCCAGCAGATGTCGCTGCTGTGGGAGTTGGAACATTTAGACAAATATCAAACCCCGGTGCTGGTAAAACTCAAATATTCATACCATCAAGAGCGATATATCTACCTGATCATGGACTAGAAACTGGTGATATTGTAACTTATCAATTAAATGCAACTAACGAAACTGCATTCAATGTTAAATTTCAACGTGCTGTTCCAGAGAATGACGAAACATTAATTCAAAATGCCCCCTTATTTGTTGGTAAAATATCTAATGACTTTATTGGATTATCCACTGTTAAAATAGGAATTGGAAGCACTGGTGGATTTATTGGTTTAGGTGCAACGATAAGTGATGTAGCTGGTTTGGGAACACAGGGATTAATATATTTCTTGAATACTGGTATTGGAACTAATCATAGTTTAAAGACACAATATCCAGTTATAACTGGAGAAATTAATAGAAAATTTGTAAGTGTGGTTGGAACTGCAACGCATGGTCTTTTAGATAATGATACAGTAATTATTGAGGCTAGTTCAGGTCTTTCAACAACTGTAACTGTAAAATACAACAAAGCAAATAGAAAAACCATATTTAATCCTTTATCATTTAATGATTCTGGTATTACATCAGCAACATCTTCAACAGGTATACCAAACACCATTAACATTACTGATCACGGATTAACAACTGGTCAAAAAGTCATTCATACCTTTACCGGATCTGTAAGTTCTTTGACTAATGATAAAGAGTACTATGTCTATGTTATTGATAGTAATAAAATATCACTCGTAGAAAATGCTTACGAGGTAACGAAACCGAAACCTGATTTTGTAAAAGTCGCTATTACCACTGCAGGTGTCCTCTCTCCTGTAAATCCCTCTATAGAACTGTTTAGAGGATCAACAGTTAATTTTGATTTATCAGACTCTTCATTATCTTATATACAAAACACTTCAAGTTTACCAGCGTTTGATTTTAAATTATACAATGATAATAAATTTACAAAAGAATTTGAAACAACTGGATTAACCAACGTATTTGAAGTAACATCAACAGGAACGGTTGGTGTAACAGCGGACGCAAAAGTTACACTTAAAGTAAATTCAGATACTCCAAAACTTTTATACTATAAGTTAAATCCGATTGAAACAAATGAAAATTTACTTGAAAATAAACAAATTGTTGTTGATGATGAGGTTGATTTAAATAATCAATTAATTATAAAAGATAGTAAGTATAGTGGCACATTTAAAATTACTTCTACTGGATCAACAACGTTTACTTATGATATTGTTTCAACACCCGAATCATCATCGTTCACATCGGTTGATTCAACTTTAAAATACTCAACAATATCAACTACAGCTTACGGTGGAGTAAAAGAAGTCACTGTAATTGATAATGGTGGAGGTTATCTAGAGGTTCCCGGAATCACAACTGTTACATCAAATGTTGGTAGTGGAGTTGTTTTAGAATCCTTTAGTAATAATATAGGTAAAGTAACAAAAACAACATTAGAGAATATTGGATTTGACTACCCATCAGATGTAACATTACAACCAGAAGTATTATTCCCACAAATATTAAGAATCACACCACTTACTGGTTTTAAATCTATCGGAATAACTTCTTTAGGTAAAGGATATATTCAAAATCCAAGTCTTGTTGTTTTAGATGGTGTTACGAAGAAAGAAATTACAGATGTTGATTTGAGATATAGACCCGATGAATTATTTGTTGAAATACTTAAAAACAGCGAAACAATGAACGCTGCCACTCCAACAATTGTTCCAATTGGAAACCCAAATGGCATTCGAGTTTCAAACTTAGTTTATGACAATGATGGACAACATGTAACTGCGACAATTAAAAATGCTTTTAGTGGAGTTGTTGGGTACTCTGGAACATATATTGATCCCTTCCCATTTGTAGTTGGTGATAAAGTCTTAGTTGAAAATGCAAGTGTTGGTGTTGGATCGACAGCCTCTGGATTTAACTCTTCTGGGTATGATTATGCTAGATTTGAAATTACTGAGGTGACTCCAAATTTTGGTGGTATTGGAACTGTGAAATATGACATGTCTAATTATCTCTCTCAAAATGTTGATTATCCGGGAGTCTTTGATGCTGTAAATTCAGTAGCAACATTAATACCTGATAAATGGTTCCCACAATTTGATATTCAGTTACAACCAAATGTATTCAGAGTCGGAGATGAGGTTGAAAGTTTTGATAGCACTGGTACACAAATAAAAGGAGTTGTATTTGATTGGAATAACTCAAGTAAATATCTAACTGTTGAAAGTAATCGAGAATTTGAAAAAGGAAAATTAATTGAACAAGTTAGATTCCGTGGTGAAAGAATTGGCGGGAAAACATATGCTTCTCCAACAGGTGCAAAGGGTCTCATTAAAGAAATAATAAAGTTTGTTGGTAAGTATAATTTAGACTCTTCCTCAATAGTTGAGAATGGTTTTGAATTAAATAAAGGATTCTTAAATGATGAACTACAAAGAGTTCATGATAACAATTACTATCATGCTTTTTCATATGCTATCAAATCAAAAGTTCAAATTAAAGAGTGGGAAGATATTGTTGGATCTTTAAATCATACAGCAGGATTTAAAAAATTTAGTGATCTGCAAGTTGAGTCTGACAAACTATCAATAAGTTCAAATAAGTTATCTAATATAGATCCAACAAAAAGTGTTGTTACAACATTAGTTGATTTGATTGGCGTTGAAAGCTTAAACACAATTTATGATTTTGATTTAGCAACAGAAAATTATCTTCAAGGAGTAACAAAACCGTTCTCAGATGAAATAAACTTCTCTACAAGATTAATAACTGATTATTCTGAATCAGTGTCTAACCGTGTTGTTAAGATTGATGATATTAGTAATATCTTTAATAATAACGCTAGATCAACTCCTTATGCCGATGTATTTCGTAATGCACTCACAGATGGAAGAACTCAGATGTTCTTTGCTCTTGTTTCTGATAGATTATTTACCGGCGAAAGACAAATTACAATTATTAATACTCTTCACGATACAGGAAGAGGTCAAACCATGCTTAACCAGTATGGTGACATTGATACTGTTCTTGATCTAGGATCTTTCGATTATGTTACTGAAGGAAATGAATCTGTTCTTAGATATTATCCAAATAAATTTAAACTCAATAATTATAATGTTGTTTTATGGTCATATCAAATAGATACTCAAAAACTTGGAATCTCAACAGATACAGTATCTTGTGGTAGCACTACTATTCCTGCGGAACCTTTTGACCCATCAACATCTCAGGGTCTGAATGGATCTTTGATAAGTATTGCCACAACTGCGGTTACAATCGCTGGAGGAGCAGCAGGAACCGTATTTACTTTAGGTGGTATTGGCACGAATATATCAGGTCATAGATCTGCAAAAGTATTGGTGAGTGTTGAAGCTGGTGGTGGAACTTTAAATGGTAGTGTTGAGTATGATCAAGTAAACTTAATACATGATGGAACAAATGTTGGTTTCCAAGAGTTTGGACAACTAACAATTCATTCTGTTGACGCATACTCTTCAACAAGTAACATTGGAACTTATTTCCCATTCATGGATGGAAATGATTTAGTTCTTTCTTATACTCCTGAAGTTGGAATGTCCACCGCATTTATAAATGCTGTTGCGATAGGTATTGCAACTGAGGGTTATATTGGAATTGGATCATATGATTTCTCTTTTGCAGAAATGTCTGCTCAAACAACTGGTATAACATCAAGTTCTACTCCAATCCCTGTTGGTATTGCAAGTTATGGTAATGAGTATGATGCTGCTTACGTTATTGTTCAAATTGCTGATGTATTAAACGGTAGTTATGAATTAGCAGAAGTAGTCATGATAGATGACTATGATGGATCAGATCCTGAAAACGTAATGTTGACCGAATTTGGTAATGTCAAAGTTGGTACTGCATTTGCTGGATTGGGGACTATCAGTGCAAGGCGAACAGGAACAGATGATGATATAACTGAATTGACTTTTGTTCCAAACGCAGGTATAGGTGTTTCCATAACAACATTCATGAATGCGTTAAGACCTGAAGAAAATACATCATTGTTACCAACTGAGGCTACAAGAGAGGTTGGTGGTGAGGCGATAAAAGATTTGACAAACGCATCACTTGAAAGTGGATTTGCAATTTATGAAGGAACGGAGGTATCAATTAAGAGACAATTTGCACTTGAGAATGATGGTAATCCAATATTCAAAAAACCTTATGATGGTTCAAGTTCTGATATTGTTGATCTTACTAATAATATTATTACTTTACCAAATCACTTCTTTACCACTGGTCAGAAAGTAAATTATTCGGCAGGTGCAGGAACATCTATTGGTATTAGCACTGCTCCATTTAGTATGCCTGAATCTGTCTTTATCATCAAGAAAGGTGAAGACAAAGTTCAAGTAGCTCTTACTGCAGAGAATGCTCTAAAAGAGATTGCACTTCCAATTGGATTATCCACTGTTGGTATTGGAACCTCTCACACTTTCACTGCTATTGACGCTAATCAAAAAGTATTAGTTGCAATTGATAATGCGATTCAATCTCCGATAGCTGGAACATCTGTCACGACAACTCTTGATAGAGCTGCTACGTTAGGTGATGATGTAATTCATTTTAGTGGTATAACGTCATTCTTTGGAGCAGATTACATTCAGGTTGGATCTGGAACTACAGCAGAAATTATGAAAATTATATCTGTTGGTATCGGTTCAACAAATGCGATTAAGGTAAGGAGAGGATGGTTAGGAACTACTGTAAGAGCAAGAGAGGGTGGTGCCTTAGTTGAAAAAATTAGAGGTAACTACAATATTGTCGAAAATGAAATAAACTTTATTGAAGCACCTCCGGGTAAAAATCCAATTGGATCAACTACGAATCCTCCTAGTGAAAGAGACTTTGTGGGTATCACAACATCATCTAGTTTCCAAGGGAGAGTATTTACAAGAACTGGTGTCATTGGTGGGTCAGAGGAAACTTACACTGATAACTATCTGTTTGATGATCTAAGTCAAGGTTTTAATGGTTTAACAAAAGACTTTGATTTAACTCATAGTGGTGGAACTGCAATCACTGGTATTGCCACTAACAATGCTTTGATATTAATAAATGGTGTATTACAAGCTCCGGGATCAAATGGAAACTTCACTTTATCGGAACCATCTGGTACTCAGTTATCGTGGACAGGATCTGGATTAGTAACAGCAACTAGAGATCCAAACGCTGCTTCTATACCAGTTGGAGGTCTTATTGTTTCTGTAGGATCGACAAGAGGATTTGGATATCAACCATTAATAGGTGCTGGTGGAACCGCAGTTGTGTCATTAGCAGGAACTATCAATAGTGTAAGTATTGGTAATACAGGTTCTGGTTATAGGGCAGGTATTCAAACTGTTTCTGTTGGTTTACAAACTGAGGGTCTTAATACTGCTGGTATCACAACTATTGGTCTTGCATCAATTAATGATGGACATATAAGTGGTGTTACGATCACAAACCCTCAATTCTTTTATAAACCAAGAGATATTTACAATGTTGGATATTCTTCAATCACTGGTATAACAACTATAACCACTGCATTTGCACATAACCTATCTGTTGGTAATGAAGTAGTTGTATCCGGTATCGCATTTACTTGTGACTACGCCCCAGCTGTCGGAGTTCAAAGTGCAAACTATGATAATACCACTGGTATCATGACGGTAACTACACTTGCTGCTCATGGATTATCTACAACTGGTAAGAGTAGTGATGTAATATTAACTGGTTTGGCGTTTACTTGTGGACTTGGTGCTACTGTAAATCATATCTACCCAAGAAACAGAGATCGTTTCTTTGATACTGCAATATCTGTCGCATCAACCACAGCAACAACTATAACTTTAGATGTATCCAAATCTCCTATTGGTCAACAATATACTCACAGATTCATAGGTGCTGCAAGCAGTGCTGTAATACAGGGTGGGGATTATTCTCATACATTCCGATATGCACTTCCAAATGCAGTGACAACAGGTGTCGGGACTCAATTTACACCAACAAATGCAACATATAACGCTTCTACAGGTGTCTTTGTAATATCAATACCTAGTCATGGTTTATCTACAAATGATACTGTTGGTATTGGAACGAGTTCAATAGTATTCTCATGTGAGATGGATCACTATGGAAGTGATCATCCATATCCAAGACCAACTG